CACTTGATGACGACCAAGACGAAGGCATCGAAATTGAGATTGTTGACCCCGAAGCGGTAAGTATTGACGGCCCCGGCTTTGAGATAGAACTGCGTAAAGTCGAAGATGAAGATACATTCAATGAGAATCTTGCCGATGTATTGTCTGAAGGTGCGTTGTCGGCCCTTGCTGGCGACTTGGACTCTGAGATTACCAACGATAAAAATTCCCGAAAAGATTGGGAGAAGACGTACGTAGACGGTCTTAAGCTATTGGGTCTTCAGATTGAAGAGCGCACGGAACCTTGGAATGGTGCTTGTGGCGTGTTCCACCCAATGCTGACAGAAGCTATTGTGCGCTTCCAAGCCGAGACCATCACTGAGACATTCCCTGCACAGGGCCCTGTACGTACAAAAATTATTGGAAAAGAAACTTCGGCTGTTAAAGAAGCTGCCGTTCGTGTTGAAGAAGACATGAACTTTGAGTTGACCGAACGTATGACGGAATACCGTCCTGAACATGAGCGCATGCTGTGGTCACTGCCAGCAACGGGTTCAGCGTTTAAGAAGATTTACTATGATCCCAATTTAGGACGCCAGACATCGATGTTTGTACCCGCAGAAGATGTAATCCTGCCGTACGGTACGACAGATATGGGCACCTGCTACCGGTTAACGCACGTGATGCGTAAGACCGAGAACGACATATTAAAATTGCAACATGTAGGCTTCTACCGCGATGTTGAGCTACCCGGAGCTACGCGAGAGACCGACGACATCCAGAAAGCCAAAGACAGAGAAACGGGCTTTAACGACTTAAACGACTCCCGTTACACCTTGTATGAGTGTCATGCTGACTTGGTGTTAGAAGGTGACGAGGATGAAGACGAAGACGGAGAGCCTACAGGCATTGCCCGGCCTTACGTTGTTACATTTATTAAGGGCACCAACACGGTGCTGTCAGTACGGCGTAATTGGAAAGAAGACGATGAACTCCAACTTAAGCGAGAATATTTTGTCCACTACCAGTATATCCCCGGTTTTGGTGCGTACGGCTTTGGTCTGTTCCACCTTGTGGGCGGCTTCGCCAAAAATGCAACATCACTCATGCGGCAGTTGGTTGATGCCGGTACCTTGTCGAATTTGCCGGGCGGGCTTAAGTCACGTGGCTTACGCATCAAAGGCGACGATACCCCTATTGCTCCGGGCGAATGGCGTGACGTAGATGTGGCTGCCGGTAACATCAGGGACTCTATCCTGCCGTTGCCATATAAAGAACCAAGTGGTGTGTTGTACCAGTTATTAGGCAACATTGTGGACGAAGGGCGTCGTTTTGCTGCTACGGCTGACATGAAAGTGTCGGACATGTCGGCACAGGCTCCTGTCGGTACTACATTGGCATTGCTAGAACGACAACTAAAAGTAATGACGGCGGTGCAGGCTCGGATTCACTTCACGATGAAGAAAGAACTGAAGCTGATTAAAGAGATAATCCGCGACTACACCAGTGAAGACTACGAGTACTCACCAGAGTACGGCAATAAGAAAGCCAAGCAAGGCGACTACGATCTGGTCGATGTTATCCCTGTATCAGATCCAAATGCGGCCACCATGTCGCAGCGCGTTGTTCAGTACCAAGCCGTCATTCAGATGGCGCAGATGGCTCCAGAGATTTATGACTTGCCACAATTGCATCGTGGTATGTTGCAAGTACTGGGCATTAAAAATGCCGAAAAGTTAATTCCGCTGGAAGAAGACATGAAGCCTGTCGATCCTGTGTCGGAAAATATGCACTTGCTACGTAGTGAGCCGGTTAAAGCGTTTTTGTACCAAGACCATGAGTCGCATATTAAAGTACACATGGCCGCGTCGCAAGATCCGCAGATTGCCCAGTTGGTTGGACAAAACCCCAAAGCACCGATGATTATGGCGGCCCTGTCTGCCCATATTAATGAGCATGTGGCTTTCGCATATCGCCAGAAGATCGAGCAACAGCTTGGCATTTCGTTGCCACCAGAAGATGAAGAATTGCCTCCACATGTGGAGACCGCGTTGTCGTCCATGATGGCTCAAGCTGCTCAGCAAGTGTTGCAACAAAGTCAAGCAGAAGCCGCGCAAAAGCAAGCGCAGCAACAGCAAGAAGATCCGTTGGTGCAGATGCAGCAGCAGGAATTGGCTATCAAGCAGAAAGAAACGGACATTAAAGAGAAGAAAATGCTAATCGATGCGGCGGATAAAGCCGACCGGTTAGAGCTTGAAAAGGAAAAAATACAGGGCAACATGGAGTTAGCGGGCCTGAAGCTCTCGACACAGTTAAAGAGCGACGAAGCCAAGCTACAGGCTACGCAACATGCCGAAGGTGTTCGAATAGCCATCGATGCTGCCAAAGCTAAAGATCAGATCGACTTGCAAACTAAACAAGCCGCGTTGAACCACATGTCCGCTTTTCGGCCACAACGCCCCACAGCCCCACCAAAGGAGACTAAACCTAAATGATGGATAGCTTCGCAAGCGTACTGCGCGATAAATTACGCACTGATATGAATACACATGCCGACGACCTCGCGTCTGGCATGTGCCGAAATTTTGAAGAGTACCAAAAACTCTGTGGGGTTATCCAAGGTCTTGCCCTTGCAGAGCGTTACCTATTAGACCTTGTTGACGCACAACAGAAAGATGAGGAACCAGATGAGTCTGATACTGCCAGAGGGAGTAGTAATGCTCGATCCAATGGAACAGGCCGAAACTCCGGACGAGCAAGTCCCTATTGAAGAACGGGGACGAATGTTGCCAACACCACAAGGTTGGAAAATCTTGTGTGCAGTGCCAGAAGTAAAAGACACGTATGACAACTCGGCAATTATTAAGGCTGAGTCGTTCATGAAACAGGAAGAACATGCCACAACGGTACTATTTGTGGTGTCTATCGGCCCTGACGCGTACAAAGATGAGAAGAAGTTCCCATCAGGCGCGTGGTGTAAACCCGGCGACTTCGTGTTAGTGCGTACTTACTCGGGAACCCGCGTAAAGATTCACGGCAAAGAGTTCCGTACGATTAATGACGATCAGGTGGAATGCACCGTCGCAGACCCACGCGGTATATCCCGCGCTTAACAGGAGAAACATATGGAAAATGAAGATGACTTCAAGTTTCTGGACGAGCTTGAGCAAGATAAAGACAAGAACGAGTCGGAGAACAATACCGTAGTCGAAGACGAGGTAGAGATTGAGATTGTTGATGATACCCCGTTAAAAGATCGGAATCGTAAGCCGCTAGACAAAGAAGTGGAAGACCCGACCGACGACGAAATTGAGAATTATTCGGACAAAGTTAAGACACGAATCAAGGAACTTACCCACGCAAGGCATGATGAACGGCGTGTTAAGGAAGCCCTTGCCCGTGAGAAGCAAGAATTAGAGAAATTTACCCAGTATTTGGCCGAAGAGAATAAAAAACTCAAGCAAACCGTTAATTACGGCCAAGAAGCCTTCATTTCTACGTCAAAACGTGAAGCAGAAGGCCAATTGGAAGCGGCGCGTCGGCAAATTAAGGACGCGCAAGAGTCTTTTGACTCAGATGCCATGATTGCAGCGCAGGAAGCACTTACTGACGCCAAACTTCGTTTGGCTCAAGTAAATAATTTTCGCCCAACCCCTTTACAGGAAGAAGAAACTCCTGTACAAGTACAACAATCGCAACCCCAACAGGTTCAACCGGACGAGAAATCCCTGCGCTGGCAGGCTAAAAATCAGTGGTACGGTCAACCGGGGTTTGAAGAATACACCAGCTACGCACTAGGGCTGCACCACAAGCTAGTCAACGCAGGCATTGACCCGCGCAATGATGAATACTTCGCTCGAATCGACGAGCGCATGAGTAAGACGTTCCCCGAACTTTTCGGGAGCAGCGGTAATACTCGGTCTTCTACGAACTCTCAATCAGCTCCTAATCGGAAGCCCGCATCTGTGGTTGCTCCGGCGGCAAGGTCGTCAGGAGTAAGAAAGATTCAGCTTACCCATAGTCAGTTATCGCTGGCTAAAAAGTATGGCTTAACCCCACAACAGTATGCTAACGAAGTAGCTAAATTGGAGAATGCAAATGGCTGATACCCGCACACCCCGTGATCTAGTCTCACGCGAAAAAACCGCTCGATACGTCTATGTAGAACCGACAGCACTTCCTGATCCTACTCCTGAACCGGGATGGAGATTTAGGTGGGTGGCTACGGAAATTTACGGACAGTCTTACGGCCCTAATGTCTCCATGCGTATGCGTGAAGGCTGGGTTCCTGTGAAGGCGGAAGATCACCCTGAGCTTATGCTTGAGGGAAATGCACAAGGAAACGTCCAAATTGGCGGTCTGATGCTGTGCAAAATGCCAGAAGAACGTGTAGCTGTCAGAAATGAACACTACCGTGACAAGGCAGAACAACAAGTGCAGTCTGTTGACAACACACTATTGCGTCAAAGCGATGCGCGGATGCCACTGTTTAGTGAACGAAAGTCCTCGACGAGTTTTGGCAAAGGTAACAAATAATTTTCTTTTTTGGAGTTAAATATGGCTTATCCTACTATTTCAGGCCCTTACGGCCTACAGCCGGTCAATTTGATCGGTGGTCAGGTGTACGCTGGCTCAACGCGCTACCTTCCAATTGCTAGTGGCTATGCTGCTAACATTTTTTACGGCGACATCGTTAAGCTGGTAAGTTCCGGTACCGTTCAAAAAGATACGGGGACTGATACTATTGCTGCTAACGGCGTTGCTGGCATTTTTGTTGGTTGCACCTACACCAATCCGGGTACTAAACAGAAAGTTTTTGCTCAATACTGGCCTACCGGTACCGTTGCTTCCGATGCGCAAGCAGTCGTTGTTGACGATCCTGATGTTCTGTTTAAAGTCGCTGCTGTGTCCGGCACTACTGTTATTGCTTTCTACGGCCAAACCGTAATTGGTACTAATGTAGAGTTGGTACAAAATGCTGGCTCAACAGGTACTGGTGATTCCAAAGTTGCTATCGACGGCACTTCCGCCGCTGCTACCGCTTCGTTGCCAATCCGTATTGTTGCCGGTGTTCCTGACACTGCCAACGCTGCCGGTGAATTCTGCGAGTTTATTTGCAAATTTAATGCACCGTATTCGGTATCTACTTCCATCACTGTGTTTGATGATCCGAACTATACGACTACTACGACTACCGTTATGACCGGCGGTCATATGTACAACAACGCCACCGGCATATAATAGGAGCTAAATCATGGCTATTTCACGTGCACAACTACTTAAAGAACTGCTCCCGGGCCTGAACGCCTTATTTGGCATGGAGTACAAACGCTACGGCGAAGAACATAAGGAAGTCTACGAAACCGAAACTTCTGAGCGTTCGTTCGAAGAAGAGACCAAGCTGGCCGGCTTTACGGCTGCCCCCGTTAAAAACGAGGGCTCTGCCATTGCTTATGACAATGGTCAGGAAGCTTGGACGGCTCGATACAACCACGAGACTATCGCTCAAGGCTTCTCCATCACGGAAGAGGCAATTGAAGATAACCTGTACGACAGCCTGTCTGCTCGTTACACGAAGTCTCTGGCACGCTCGATGTCCTACACCAAGCAAGTTAAAGCTGCTGCGATCTTGAACAACGGTTTTGCCGCTGGTCAAAACGCTGGCGGTGATGGTGTTGCTCTGTTTTCATCGGCCCACCCATTGATTTCTGGCGGCACCAACTCGAACATCCCTTCGACGGCTGCTGACCTGAATGAAACTTCGCTGGAAAATGCTGTGATTCAAATCGCTGCATGGACTGACGAACGTGGCCTGTTGATCGCTGCCCGCCCACGCAAACTGATTATTCCACCAAGCCTGCAATTCGTTGCTACCCGCCTGTTGGAAACGTCGCTGCGTGTCGGTACTAACGACAACGATGTCAACGCACTGAAGAACAACGGTT